CCCTCCTATGAAGTTCTTAACTACTGCTCTGTCTGAGGTTAAACCAATTAGAACAGTTTTCTGAATTTGTCCTGTTGATTCTGGTTTGACTCCATCAATCTTACCAGCAGCAGTTGGTGATACGAAGTATGCTTGTCCCGCAAGTAATTTTCCACCATCAACAGTTACTGGGCTAAAGTCTCCTACGATTTCACCAGACAGGGAAAGTTCAAATCTGTTTACACTGTATACCTTGGAAACAACACCAATCACTTCTGCTGTTGTTCGGTAAGAACCTCCACCTGCAAGTGCTTTCGTATAAGAACCATTTGAACCCATGTATACAGGAGTACCAAAGCTAAGTCCGTGTGCTGCTTGATCAATGGTGATTTTGTTCGCACCATTTACGATTGAAACCATTCCGTCGTCTGCAATGGCAATTGCATCCGCAGAATATCCAGTTGCGATATCTGTATTCACTGCGCTTATTACTGTATCATTACCAGCACCACCTCCAGTGGTCCCAGCCCTGAATCCAAATTTCACACCCTTTGGTGCATCACTACCAGAGGCTCCACCCGAAACACCTGTTGCAATTCGAACACCGTCTCCTGCTGATATAATACTTTTTCCTGAAGCAAAAGAAAGGTTTTCTGAAATATTGAAAGCAGCGTTTGTGTACTTCCAAAGGAATTCTTTATCACTAGAGGTTCCCTTTATGATCAAACCACCACCAGAAGCACCACCCGAGTTGTCCATGATGTCAGCGTCACTGGCAGCAGTTGCTGTCGCACCTAGAATTAGGTTATAATCATCAACGCTAAAATCAGTGGAGTTGATGGTCGTTGTTGAACCATTAACTGTAATGTTTCCGTTGAATATAAGATCTTTTTGAATGGGAGAGTTGAGTTCTATGTGAAGAGCGCCAGTGCTATCAGCACCAGCAGAAATACCATCACCAGCAGATCCACCTGCACTAAAAGCAGAGTAAATCTCTAGTCTATTCAGTTTGTTGATAATGCTACTGTTAGTTACGGTAAACCACTCAAAGAAAGTATCACCTAAAACGAGTTCTGGTATATCGTAACTGTTTGTTTCAACGCCCATCTATAATTCTTTCTAATAATTTTGTTATAGAATGCATTTCATTCTTTAATGTATTTAGTTCTTTTTTGAGACCTATAATTTCATTTCGCATCTTTGTTTTAGAATTCGTTTTATACAACAAAGCATTTGTACTAGGATCTCGAATCAAATCATTTCTATCTTGTATTCTTTCCATCAAACCTCATGCTCCAATGCAACTGTTCTCATAGATTTTACAGTAGGAATAACGGTAGCATCATCCGAGTAAAGACAAATTTTCACAGAGAAACTTGAATACGTATTTTGTGCTGTAACATCAGACAGTCTAAATTCTTCTGTTACGACATCAGAATTGTCGTTTGAGAATTTTTCAGGATTCAATCTAACAAGTCGTCTATATCTGATAGTATCAAAGTCTCTGGTGTCCCCCACTTTTCTTGATTTTACATATACTTCAATTTGAGTATTTTCTGGTTTGACCAATTCTAAGAAAACGTGGAAGTCATTAGCCACATTGTTGTTTAACAATTCTACCTGTTTCGATATGTACCGAACAGTAGAGCCAGTTGAAGTTCCAAAAGCGGCTTCGTCGTCATCAGTTCCTACGTTGTTATTGATAACGTTCTCAATATGAAGAAGAGAAGATGATTTAGTATCAATAACAGGAGAGATTTCATTTGTTCCATTCTTGAACGTAACGGAAACGGAACCAGCACTTCCATTTGCTTCAACCGACTGTTCAGAGAGAAGAGAAATATTACTATTCTCATTGATTGCAGCATTGTTGAGTAATGAGTATGTTACTTGAGTTTCAGTATCGACTGGTTTCTGAATATGACTAATGAATCTAGACAGATGTGCTTTGTGTGTACGGCTTGTTGAGTTTGTTGCAGAGAGTGTTACTGTCTTATTTCCTGCTGTATCAAAATCACATCGACGTATGCTAAACATCAAGTCTTTGGTATAATCTGGTTCTGCAATGTTTGTATTCTGGGGTCTGAATAGCTTACCACTGTAAACCTGTTTCTGTATTCTATTCGAAACACCCTCAACCAAAGTAATTTCATTTCCACCAACTGTAGCGGTGTAAAGTTCATAGTCTTTGGAGTTTGAAACAGCACACAGAGCATACTCACCTGGCTCAAGATATACTGGTGTTTTAAACTTTACAGTCTTTTTCGCTATAGGTTGTTCGGTATTTACTGATATGCTAGAAGGATATACCACAACTTCCGAGAATGGCACTATAGCAGATGGGTGTGGGTATCCATTGTTTGTTGGTCTAATCTGAAAAGTGATAGGAAGTGTACTATCCTTCTTTGCGAAAAATACGTCAAAGTCTTGAAGGAAAACACCTCTTGAATTTTCAGATTCATCAACGAAGAATGTCTGAGCAAAGGGATCAACCCACTGATACTTACTCGAACTTCTAAGCTCTGATTTTCTTATGTTTACGTTCGATGGAACAACGGGACTAGTTACAGTCTGTCTTCTTCTTATGATAGGTCGAACTGATGAGATACCCTGTGATCTCGTTTCGTAGATACCCTGAGAATGAATCATAATCTCTGATAATGTTGTGGCAGAATCATCTCTAAATTTAAGAATTCTTTTTCCTGATAAGAAGGTAGAGGTTGGTAGATTGAATGTTAGTTGAGTAAGTTTACCAGAATCGTCGGTTGTATTTACGCTTGTGAAATCTGTACCAGATGCATCTGTAATATACGCTGAGTTTGTTATCTCTACGTTGTCAATATATGCCTTTATATTAGTGTTTGGTCTCATGTTTTCAACATTTACAACAAACGTTTTTGCTCTCATGTAAGGAACAATGCTTAGATCTAAAACTTTACCCTTTAGAGTTTTTATGATATGATCTGGGAACGTTGTTGCTGAAGTTGTAAGTTCGTCTGATTTCTGTTCAACACTTTTTGTTGTTCTTTGTAGAATCAAGTCTCGTTCGAAGTAATATCTAATAGAATTCAATGAATCATTCGAGTGAGGGATTGATAAAAGGTTTTTAACTTTGGTGTTATCAACTGATTTATCGCTATCAATACCAGACCAGATAGATTCCCAATCATTCCACTGCGTACCAAATCCAACTTTAGCATCATCATATGATGTCGCCAACCACGCATTGTTTTCACCTACGCTATTGGTTTTAATAGCAGGACGTTTTGTTTCATCAAACCATGTATCGATTGGATCGTCTACGGTAATTGTTCCTACCCAGTTTGTTACTTGATATGGATTTATAGACAATCGTTCGCTGGCTTTTTGTTGTGCAGCAAGAGTTATACCATTGACACTATAATTTACTGTGAGTATACCATCGGAACTTAAAGTCAGTCCAGCGGGAATTGTAGTCGCAGACAATGAGTATGGATATGCTTTGAATGATGGACGGAGTTCTTTACGTTGGAAATCAACAGAACATCTATAATCATCTTTTGACACGTCACCAATTTGATGTCCGCTAAAATCATCTACAAGTATTGCTTTTTTGTCTGCCTCGAGGGATGTATTTGATCCCCTGTTTGGGAAACTGAGTGAATCAATTTTTGCCTCTATGTTGGAAAGCGAACCAATAACTTCTACACGTTCAAGTCTCTTATCAACCTCACCAATATCGCCCATTGTGTATCGTTTATGTGCGGTTCTTTCTATCGCAATGTCGGCTGGGTTGTGTGTATACGCAGGGACAACCAACTTGTACAGGGTCAATGAATTTTCTAAATCTTCTGGTTGAGTTGGTTCTAGACTCGGGAACCCTTGTAAGAGTTTGAAAACTGTCGCTGTGTTATTAATATCTCTATTTAGAACCACCTTATCAATACGAGGTAGGTAGTAACTATGTGCAACCTTTAGAATGTCATTTTCTCTGGAGGAATTGAGCTGGAACACAGGAAGACATGAAGAACTAAGAGGTGTGTTTACGTCAGTGTCTGTTCCAGCATTTGGATCAGTTGGGTTTAGTCTTCTTGGTGCGTCACGAACAAATCTAAAATCTAAACAAGAAGCAAGAGAAACGGTTTTACCAGAAGTGTGACTTGTGAATAATGGGATATTAGAATAGTTTAGTTCTGGTGGATATGAATCAACAGTGATAAACCCAAACTCACCTTCGTGTTCAAAGTAGTCATAGGTTGCTACTAAGGTAAAGCTAAAGTTACCTGTTTCATCTTTGTATTTACTTTCACTGGTTTGTGTGAAATATAGTCTTGCATATTCGTATGAGTAATCTCGTTGTCCGCTGTCAAACAAAAAGTCTGATGTGAAATCGGTAGCACCACTCATAATCGACGTGATCTTATACACATCTGCTCTGTTCAATGCAATATAATATCTGCCAGTATTATCGGGTTCGTCGTTAAACACATCCGAGGAATCAAGAGTAATCACATCAGTTCTTGAAATTTTTCTTCTAATTCCATTTTGATATGAATCAGTGTGCTTAAATTCTACTGTAGCAATAAGACTATGTTGACCGTCAGGAAGACCTGTTATAGTAAGAACATCACCTTCATTAACAAAGGAGGCAGCATCAGTGTTTACTAACTGAGTGATACCACCAGAATCATTAGTCGTTATTACTTGATAATATTGTCTGACGAATTCATTGTCCAAACCACTAGAACTAATATCCCCAACAAAACTATAGTTACTTCCATTGATGGTAGTTGCTAAATTAATAGTTGCGGTTCCCGCTACCGAAGTGAATGCAAAACGTTTTCTTAGTCTAACATCAATGTCATTGAATTTTTGAACTGCGCTTCCTGTGTCTACAGGAAATACTAAACTATTGTTATCTGCTTTTACAACTATATTGCTGTTAGAAGATGCGGTTCCCAATTGAACATCTGATCCATATCGTAATTCATACGTTCCTGCTCCCAGTGTTTTATTGGGAAGGAGATTGATGTCATGTAGATATACTCTAAATTGATTGAAACCATTTCCATTGTTCATATAAGAAACAATATTTGCTGTTGCTTTAACATCATCACCTGACAGAATAGAAATGGGTAGTGGTTGTTCGATACCAGCCCCGTTAAATAATTCCTCGACGAATCCATCAATGCTTATTGTCACATTTTCAATGTAATCACCCAGATCAAATGGTTTTACTTGCGTCAAAGAACGTGATTCTGTTGTTCTTGCTCTAGGTAAACTCTTGAATTCTGTGGTTTGATTTTCGAACTCATGCCCGAAGATGTAGGCTTTACCAGAACCAATTGCTAACGTAACGTGATCGGTTGAAATACCATGAGATTTTACTTCGAGTTCAAATGGATCGGTGATGTATGAACCAGATTCATCAAAGGTTCTTCTTGCTAAAGTTTTCTCTAGTTCTGAATAATCGCTGTATATGGTTTGGTTTGTAATTATCCCACTGGCTAACGTTGCTAGTGGAACGAAGTTATCTCTTTCTGCCGATGTGTGGAAATTTAGATCCAACACAATCTGGAATCTGTCGGATCCAGGCGCATTAAAGTTATAGTAGCCTCTTGCGGGATCACGAAGTGTATCATCTTCATTTGAGCCGATGTAGTTGTTCTGAATATCAAAACCAAAGACACCATCTACATTACTATATCGTCTAATACCAGCTACGGTTGTGCCAAAAGAAGGAGTGTGTTGTTCTTCTGTTCGAACAAAGAATCCATTAATATAAAAGATTCCTTCTGTGACAGAATATAACTTTGCGGTTCCAGAAGTAGTAATATCAGTTCCACTACTAACAGTTGCTGTTGTAGTACACTGACTGTCTGCGGGATCTATAGATGAACATAGTGTTTCACCAGCTATTAGATTAGCTAAAGAACCCTTTACGACTTGCAAGAATAAAACGTAATGGGGATCATCAGTTGTTGCTTCTTCAGCATGAATTACTTTTGCAACATTATTTCCGCTTGAAACTTCATACCCGATAAAAGATGAAGTGGGACGGGTACTGGTAACTCGTAAAAAATCTACAGTCTGGAATGCACTATCAGCGCCGTATACTTTGGAACCATCCTTGAATACATGATTACCAAAACGTTCTATTTGCCCTTGTAGAATAGTTTGTAATTGGGTGAGTTCTCTAGCTTGAACAGAATAGCCAGGTCTAAATAGAATCTTATGAAAGTTTTTAGATTCACTATAATCATCAAAGTATGGTTCGATGTTGAATAAATCTGTATTATATGAAGGCATCAATTACTCCCATTAGAATCCTATTAAAATTCTTATTTCTTCTCTCTGGTTTTTCTGTCGATCAATAGACCTTACATTCTGTATGTATAAGACTTCTCCTGAGCCTTGAACCAATCTTGGCTCGGAAATGCTAGTGACACTAAAATTATTTCCTTGGGGACTATGCAAAGTCTCCCCCGCAGTGAATTTACCCAGAACATCGGTGAGGACTAATGAACCAGTAGTTCCTGTTGAATTTGGTGTCCATGATGCAACAGTTGCCGTAGTTAAAAGTCTGTTTGTGTCCTGTTGTGTTACACCCGCATCCAAAGCAAAATTATTTGAGGTAAGTGAACCAGATGTTGGTGCGATGTCTAAATTCGTAGTCATTCTGTATACTGGTGTTTCAGATACGTCGATATAGACATTATTTCCTGAATCAATTCTTCCAATGAAAATATCAGATTCACTATCCGAATTGAAAATTCCAGTTGTCACACCGAATGTGGCAAGAAGTTCACCTGCTTCTGACTCTAGGTTTTTATGATCATGTCGTTCTGCTCCAGAAACACGACCTATAATGTGACTTGTAATTCCAGCAGAGAATGGGATTGCTCCATTTTCTCCAGTGGCTGAAAGTCGAATGATCAATTCCTCTTCTACACTGTTCCAATCTTTAACTACACCTGTCGCGGTAATTCCCAAAGTGGTGTTGTATTGAGTCACAGTTTCAAAAAGATTAAACTCACCAGTTCCCCCACTGGTTCCAAAGTTAACACGAATAGTTTCTTGATCTGTTGATGGTAATCTAAAGTTTCTAGATGGATTTTTTAATATTAATTTTCCAGTTTGCCCTTCTGTGGAAGGTTCCCACGAAGAAACCATAGCAACAGCCATTGTGTCTTTTCCATAAACATATTCGTTTGCTTTGAATGTTGCATTATCTGAACCTGCGGCTTGATAATTTCCACCACAATACCCATAAGGTTTTCTGATGTTAAATTCTACTTTTCTATCGAATTCATTACCAGCGAGTCGCAAGCTGTTGTCATTTAAAATTGGGTTTTTAATTATTCCAAACTGCCTGTAATCGTTTACATTTATAATCTCAGGCTGACCTTCAACATTATCATTCAGAACACGAAGTATAATCTTAGACGCATCAAATTCTGTGATGATGTTTCCACCATGACCACTCTTTGGTCCTATATGAACTCTTCCTGTTGGGGCCGTTTGTCCAGAAGCAATTGGGGTTGGGAAAGTTAAAAATGCTTTTGTATAATCCTGTCCCGCATTTATTATAATGATTCCAGAAGTGTCCAGTGCTGCTTTTGCATTTACTCCATCACCATTTATCAGTACCTCTGGTAAGATTTTAAACTTACTATTTCCATCGGTTTCGGATCCAACTAAAGCATCCTGTAGCGAACTCTCTAATGTCAAGATTTTATTTGTTGCATCATAACTAGAAATTCTTATGTTCTGTCCCTGTCCAGGCCCGCCACTAACATAAAACGTATAGCCAACATAACTTGATGATGCACTTAAAGTATTTGTATCGTTTGGATTTAACTTGACTTTAGTTGAACCAGCAGAAACCGACTGAAAGACATCTCTCGCTGTAATCACTGCGTCTGTGTATTTGGTTGTTATTGAAAGGCCGCTTATATCAATTTTGTATATGCTTCCATCAATAGCTTTTTCTTGCACTTCATACTGTAATGTTGCCGTGGTGTCTTCCGATTTTTCTCTAAACCCTATCGGGACGTATTCTTCTGTGAGGAAATCTAGCTGATCGTCTGTTAATGTACAGAGGAATTTCCATTTGTAATTATCACTGGTTGTGAATATGGATGTTCCTGTTTGTGACGGGGATATCGTAGAAATTCCACCGTTGTTATTTGAAATGCATTTGTATAGTGATGTTCCATCAACAAGAACATAATACTTAACAGTGCTATCAGGATCATTCTGATCGGAAGCATCATCATACTGAGCGAATACTGTTCCTGACGACCAATTTATTCTAGGAATTACAAATGATATATTTCTAGAGTCTAGTCGTATCGCAAAGAGTCCATTTCTGTAAGCAGAAAACTTTTCCGAAACAGAATCAACAAGGGTAGGAGGAGTCGTTTCATCTGTCCAAGGTGTTACTTTTCCAAAAAAGAAATAGTAATTATCATCAGAAATAGGATCTAATTGTTTCTTTAGACTGTCAGCAAATACTGATCTAAAATTATTTTGAAGTGCGTCTGTTAATGCCATTTAAAATACCTAACTATTATTCGATTCCGATGTGATTCCATATGGAATGCTGTAATATTGTCCATGTGTTGCACCATCAGCCGTTGATCCAACGTAGGGGAATATGGGTGTTGTCCATGTAGAGTATGTAGGATTAGAATGGAAATGCTTCCCTGTATTTAGGAAGCTAAATTGTCTAGTTGTCAATGCTCCAATTGACACACCATGCGCTATTCCCGCAAATCCTCTTGAATTTGGGTGGTGAAATATTGGGAAAAATGCCAACCCAAGAACCTGAGCAGAAGTATATCCCTCTGCTCCAGTGCTTCCCAGTGCAGCAGTGCTACCATTAATACCGACAACGTGGGCTGTAATTCCACCTTCGGGAACGGTTCCTATCGTATTACCATATGTTAACGTGGACCCCAACAAACTATTTGCAGTGACTCCAGTGAAACCAGGCGCAAAGCCAACGGGATATAGATCCACGCTTGTTCCAGAAGTGGAGTTGTTTGATCTTAGATCCTGAGTCGTTCCAAAAGTGTATGGAGTATAGTTTCCTATTACTGAAATTTCTTGTTTTTGCAGTTCACTATGAAACGGGGAATCTGAACTAAGTGTATCTGATAAAAGAACATCACCAAACAATTTAAAACCTGATGGATGAATTAATGCTTTTACTGCATCACTGTATTTTTGAAGTGATAGCTTTGTTTTTAAGACATAAGAGAATCTCTGATAGTAGTCGTTGTCTTGAAGTTTCTTACTGGAACTTAACTTACCTCCATCATCGTAATAAAAACCATCATACTCGGCAAGTGCGCTTGCAATCGCGGTTCCAGACGCACCATCTCCTGTTTCACTTTGAATGGTGAAGTTTGAATCATTAAAATAGTTAACTCCGTGGTTTAGAATTTCTATTTCCTTAATTCTTCCTTTATTGTCAACACGAATAACTTTTGCTGCCGCTCCTACACCAGAACCTTCATTAATAATAGTAACAAAATCACCTAGTTTATACCCTAAACCAGAGTTGATAACATCATATTGATTGAAAAGACCAAACGTTGTTTCACTTAGTATTGTGCCATTATCGAGTGTAACTTTAACAGTTCTATTTGGAAGAAATGATCCATCGACGTTTTCTAAGAACATTTCTGTTACTACAAAGGGAGGAAGGTCATATTGAAGAACGTCAACCACACTAGCAGATGCTGTCTGAAACGAACCCGACGAATCAAACTGGGAAACGAACTTCCCTTTCATTTGAAAGTCGGCCGTTCCATTTTGAGCAGTTGTACGAATTGATTTTTTCTCAATCCATCGACCACTCGATGAATCTAATATACTTTCACTTGGATAAAATACTTCGGCTATACTATTATAGAATGCGTCAAAGAAGAAAGAAAAAGAACTCTCCGTTCCTTTGACCGCATAGAAATCACGAACACGTTTTAGTAATGTTTTTCTGTCTAATAAATTCCCGTCCGAATCTAATGACCGTTCCTTTGGAAAATTACGCATAAACCTATCTTCAAAGGAATCAACAAAATCGTCAAGTGTATTTTCTATGTCATAGTAATCGTTCAAGAGGAGAGTTCGCTCTGTTGCGTTTCCTTCTTGTTCCATGAATTCATAATATGCTTGAATAAAAGCAACAAAGTTAGGGTGATCTAGGTTGGTAAAATCAGGAACCTGACTTTCAATCAGAGGAGAAATACCATTAACTATACTTTTAGTTCTTGGATCTAACGAACTGAGCTGACCATTATCAAAAATAGTTTGCCCAGTTGCGCCCCTAAGAAGAAGTGTTAGTGTCATTCAATCATCCTACCTTATAGTAAATCATCGGGACATAAACCAAACTCATCTATGCATGTATTAAGAATTTCACAGAATTTCTGTCCGTCAGGACAAAATGGAGGATCGGGGTCTGGTGGATCTTCTGGATCGTCTGGTGGGTCGATTGGTGGATCGGGGTCGTCTACTTCACATGGGAACGGAACACACGATGTATTATCACCATGATAAATTCCATTGTTAGCAAAACAACTTGCTTCAGTTCGAATGTCACACACATCCCCTATACAACATGCACCAGTGGGAACAATCGGAGGTTCTCCAGTGATTCCATCACCACCCTCTTCCTCCTCGACAACATCTCCACTTGTGTCATCCTCAACGGGAATTGTTGCAATTGTTCCAACAACTCCCCCACCAGTTCCATAATCAAAGGAATCGGCGAGTGCGGGAGTAACGGCAGTTCTACTTAGATCTATTTGTGCAGTTTCGATATCATTAATATCTTGCGTGTCTACGCTTAAATTGTCGGGTTGATTTTTGTCGTATTCCAGAATTTTATTTGTTGGTGCGAATATGATATCTTCCCGAGGAGTAACATCAAAATTTATCACTCCGCCTGAAGTTGCGCTCACGGGTGAAAAGTTGTTTATGAAAACTGCACCAGAAGCAAAATCAATTGATCCTACTTTTCTGTACACTGTTATTCTTTTACCACCACGTACTTCATATATTCTAAGGTTTCCCTTCATGTCGCTGTCGATAGCGGCTCTGAATAATGTACCGTCTGCTTTTTTATATGCAAATTCACTAGACTGAACAGATGGAATTCCCTGTATACCACCAAGGGAATCATGACTTGTGTTCGCTAATGTGTTATTATATTCTATAACATAGTTTGCTGTTTTGTTTATAGTTGGAGAAATTCTTTTCTGTAACTTAACATCAACATCGACATACAGAATAGAGTCTTCTAAATTACGACAGAGTGCTTCGAGTTGGTTGATGTATAGATGTGTACCAAACTTGCTTAACTCTGATGTGGCATATAACGTAATATAAGCTATAATCAGTGCTTTAATATCCAACATTGATCTAGTTGTCTTTGTTGGATCATATGCTGATTTTACAGAAAACATTACATACGTATATTCTGGATCAACAACTTCAGGCAGTATACCAACAATATTTTTTGATTTGAGGATATTGTTTTTAATATCGCTTTTTTCTTCTTCCGTGAGTGTAGCTGTTGTTTTTGGTTTTACTGCAATAAATACTTTACCATACTCTGGTGGATTTAGTTCCTCTCCACCATACACGAACACATCATCTGCATCTCCATATTCATTCAGGACAAGAGATCTGTAATCGTTTTCGGTTACTGCTCTGTTTTGAGTTTGATAGAAAAGGGGAGCGTTGAAACGAATGCTATCTTTAGTCTCAATTGCAGCTCCTCCTGCCGCAGATGAAACCACAGAGATTGTTCCGTTTTGAATGGGAGCAGTGAAAGTTCTATTTGTTGTTGAGTCGGTTTTTCCTATTCCATTTACATCTGATCCAGTTGTGGTAAAGTAATCTATGAGTACAACATTGCCATCTTCTAATTTCTTACCAATCACACCATCTCCGAATTTTATCTCATATAAACCGGTAGATGATACATCTAAGAAAAAGGAATTGCTTGTAGAATTAATTTTTGTTATATCAGAGACTTTTGTCCACACATCGTTCTTACCACTACTATCAGTCGTTGACTTCAGGACTCTAACAGTCAGGTGATCGGTATCCACTTCAAGTGTGGGAATCACGAACTTGGTTTCAGATGTACTAGATGAAACATAGGATACTGAGTTGAATTCACCTTCATAGATCGAAAACTCACTAGAAACATAAGGAGCGGTTCCAGAAGTATTAATTGTTATTGGAGCCATGTTATAGAAATAATATGGCACACTACCGACATTAGAAGAAAACTTTGTTCTGCCAGGTATGATCTTCGTGGACGTATCTGAGGATGAAAGTGAAACCGTGACTCGTGCTTCAGCAGATTTCTTTGAGTGTGGCGTGTATCCAATTTGTTTTGCATGGGACATCACAGATTCTTTCTTGACTGCACTGTCCATGAACATTTCATTTGCTACCATGTTCGTATAGAATGACTGGTAGTGAGTGTTATATGCTAAAACGTCTAGAAGAACTGATAAACCAGATCCGTTGAAATCAAAATCCTTGAACTTATCTTGACCTTCTAGGAAAGTTTGAAAGTTTGATCTGATCGCATTGAAATCTAGATCTGTTATTTGTTTTGTTTTATTAACCGCCATTATCGAGTTCTTTCGAGGTTAAGTGTTACTGTTGCCGTATTTCTAACATTCACAGGTCTAAAAACAATACTCACCGTAAACGAATTCAATTCGGGGACGGAAGTAACCACCACATCTAAAAGTTCCACTCTGGGTTCGTCTCGTCTTATTGTTTCTTCTATCTTGTTCTTAATCTTAATTGAAGTCACGGGTGTTGCCAGTTCAAATAAGTACTGATGTACTCCCGCGTCTAGTTCAGGACGAAACGGTCTATCATACCTTTTGGTAAGAACCAGATTTCTCACAGATCTCTTCAGAGCTTCCATGTCAGTCAATGTAACAATATCACCAGAGACTGGATGTGCCTTGAAATCTAAATCTATATCTGAATATCTTGCCATTGTAATATATATGCCTCTTTGTTATGTGATTATTGTTCTAAAATTCGTACTGCATCTTGGACAGTAAAGACATTTACAAACATTCGTGACTCACGAATGTTGTCACGATCAGGTCCTGCCGGCCCCACCCCGGAATCCGAGTCTGCCCAGTTAGCGTAATTCTTTAGATCTGTTATGCTGAAGTTGTCGGCGAGGAACTGGGCTAGCCCTCCCGGGGTCCGGCCATTATTTTCTCTCATGGCAGCTCTCCACCTGCTAAGAAAAGATCTTGCTCTAGGATAGTTTATCTGCACTTCAGGGTATGGAATAGAAGCGAGGAATTCAGCCACCCTCCTATTTTCTTCAGCCACCCTCCTCGAATTTTCGTATTCATCTATAACTGTATCAACATCAGGAGCCGAGGGTTCATTATCACCACCATCACTATCATCACCAACTGCTCCCACTGCTACTTCTTCT